TCAGTCGCCGCAGTTCCTCGCATGGGGGGGCAAGCAATACGCCACGGTTGAGCGCCAGCTGGCAGCAGCGCAGAAGCGACTGGAGACGCTCCCGAAGCCCGCGGCGGCACCGGAGGACCCCGCAGCCATCAACATCTCGTCAGGCGCCCGCTGGGGGGGCCGCGTGGGCCGTGACGCCGAACGAGCCGAGAAGGTCGTCCGGCAGCAAGCCGAAGTCACCCGCCTGCAGAACCACCTTGAGTACCTGAAGAAGCGCAAACCCATCGCCTTCACCGAGGCCGAGCTGGCCGCCGCCCGGGTGATCCGTTCGGAGCTCGGCTGGGAAATTGTGGTCCGAGTGAACGGCAGCACCGTCACTGTAGCGCCGGAGTCAGCCAGGCTCGCGTGCCATTCGAGAAAGTACTCGAGGTACGGGCATGAGTAGTGATTCTCCAGTGCTTGCCACTCAGCCACTGACGCTCCCCCCCAGAACCCAGCGTCCTGAAATGCTCGATCGCTTCACCCGCGACATGGTCGGCGGCGAACTGCGGTTAGTCCACGATCAAGGCTCTACCGCCACATCACGTTCCGCCCCAGCAAGGGCAATTTCTGCTGGTTTGACATCATCACAACCCCCCCGGCCAGCTCACCATTCGGGGGGGTGACATGGGTGACTATATGTTCGCCCGGGAACCTGACATGCTGCGCGACTTCTTCCACCGCAACGTAAACCCTGGCTACTGGAAAGAAAAGCTGATAGCCCAGGACGTGCAAAGCCCCGCTTGGGATTACAGCTATGACGTATTCCGCGGAGAGGTTCTCAAGCAGTTCTGGGAGAAGCGCCGCGACTTCCACACTGCAGGGGGCAAAGGAACTCTGGGAGGAAATCCGAGACGTCGGCCCCCCTTGAGTGACTGGACCGATAACCAGCACGTTGCCGGCGCCCGGGCAGCGCTCGAAGATTTCACCAGCGACGTTGCCCCCCCGGCTTCCGGTTCGATCTGGACGATGAAGACGACTTCCACGATTACGGGTTCCAGTACTTGTGGTGCTGTCACGCTGTTCTCTGGGCAGCCTCTGCGTATCGGGCGCACCACAGGGCGGTGGCCTCATGAGCACGCCGAATCCAGTCCATGCGGCAGCGGCTGTCGAGGCAATGGACTCAATCGAGACGGTGATGGACCGATGGTTCAAGGGCCAGTCCACGCCCGTCGACGTGCTCATGCAGATCGCGAAGGTTGTTGGCGAGTACGAGACGAAGCGCATATGAGCCCGCAGCGTGTGCAGCGGAAACGGACCAAGGGCTGGCGGATGCCAGAGAACACCGTGAGCGTGTGCCGCCCTGGCCGCTGGGGGGGCAACCCGTTCCCCGTAGTCGAGCCTTGGCTACCGGAGGACGTCGTCAGGATGTTCCACGACCTCGTCAACGATGGCGAGGCGTGGTGGGTCACTGATGAAGGGACACGCTGGGAGCAGCGCAACGTGTGGCGGGCAAGCGCAAAGGAGCGGGCCTCGCTGAACGTTGAGACAATCCGCGCGCAGCTCGCAGGGAAAAACCTGGCGTGTTGGTGCCCACCGGATCAGCCTGCCACGCTGAGGTGCTGCTCGAGATCGCCAACACTACGGACTGGATGACCGCCGGCAGAGAGGTCCTGTACTGGCCGGGCGTCAGGTCTGAGCATTACGTGCCGAGGAATGGAACGGTTCTCCAGGATGGCGTGGCCATCTTTGGCGGCACAGCCTGTGTCCGGATCCGGAAACACGACGGCGGCCCAGACTTCATCCAGCTCTCGCACATCGAACCAGCGGCATGACTGCAACGGAGAGACTCGCTGCATTGGCGGTGACGTGCCCGCACCTCGCCCGCAACCTGGGCCTGCTTGCTCCGGAGCAACTTGAGGAGATACTTCCCGAACTTGAGCTGGCCGCGGACTTCCTGCGAACCGATCACCGGTGAAGCACTATTACTGCCCCCCCGGCTGCGGCCACCACCACGGAAAGAACGGTGAGTGGCTGCGGTGCGGGGGCAGTGATGCACCACCCAGTCACCGACGGCGCCAGCAAATGTGGATGCACCGGACACCTGGAAAGTTAGGGAACAATAGTAGCCATGTCTACCGAGCAAACGACCGCGCCCAGCAAACTTCCTGGCCTGATGGAGGTGGCGGCTGCAGACTTTCATCTCAGCCTGAAGAGGATACGCGAGTCATTCGGGCACAACCTCACAATCGGGCAAGAAGCGGAACAGATAGTCCGCAAGTTCCTCGCGGCCCATCTGCCGACTCAATAGGCGTTGCGACAGGGCAGATCGTTGACAGCCTCGGGCAGGAGAGCCGGCAGGTAGACGTCATCCTGTATGACAAGGCTAGAACGCCTTTACTGTTCACAGATGAGAAGGAAGGCGCTCGTCTGGTTCCGGTGGAGGGAGTTATTGGGGGTGATTGAGGTCAAGGCCACTGTTTCGGGCGCCGACCTTCCAGGCATCATCACGCACATGCAGAGCGTCAAGAGCCTCACGAAGAGGGCATTCCTACCGCCCAACCCGTCCCGCCCAGGTTTTGACTACACGCTTTACGGTCAACGGCAGAGCCACTTCCCCATCATCTACAGCCTTTTCGCCTTTGAGTCATCCTCGGCGCAGAACATGCTTGACGCCTTTGAGGAGCACAACGCGGACCTACCAGTCCACGAGCGGATTGACAACGCGTGCCTCCTTGGCACGGGCGTCCTGACTAACAAGACCGGCGACAACTTCAGTGGTGTTCCTGGCCCCTTTTCCAACCATGGATTCTCCATGACGTCCAAAGACCTGCTCCTTTGGTTTCTTCTGAACTCAACCCTCTGGCTCCAGGCCGAGGTTGAGCCCATCGACCTTGTCCCCCTACATCGGTGACACCGCCATGTAAGGTGCGGCACGAAATATGTCAGTACCAGCACATAGGCTCTTCGGGATGCTCAGTGACCAACAAAAAGCCATGATCGACCTTGCCGGGGGGGAACACTTCAAACACGCGGGCTCGCTCGACACAGCAGCCATGGAACGCTTCGGCATGACACCCACCCGGTACTGGCAGGAAATGAACCGACTGCTCCGGACAGAGGCTGCTGTGGCGTACCGCCCGCAGACCGTTGCGCTGCTCAGCACCCGACGCCGGCCAGCGAAGCGGACAGCCAGCAGGCTCGCCCAGGCGCGATGAGATCAGCGGCCGCCGTGTAGCCCTGACTCACGGTCGATGCGGTCCAGCACCCTATCGGCGTACTCGCGGAGATGCACCCAGATAGGGGCGTCCCTGTCCGCCACCTTGTCCCTGATCTCCCTGATCAGCGGCGTGGGCGTTTTGGGGTTGGACACCACCCTGCCAAGGATCTGCGCGTTGTCGAACGTGGCCGCCCATGCCAGGCGCTCCGGTGTCACATCAGGCGGCCCATGACGCCCAGCACCACCTCCACGTGTGCGTCAGGGGACATGAGAGCCCCCCCATCACCTCGGGGGCGCACAGTCGAGCGGGACAGGACCGCCACAGCAGCCTTCCAGTCACCCGCTATGGCAGCAGCCTCGAAACTCTCCGCGTCATATCCACTCATGCCCCCCCCATCATGCCAAGATGGTCCGGTGGAAGTTACCTTGACCATCGAAAACGCTGAAGGTGAGCAGGGCACTGTGAGCGCTGCTGACTCAACCTACGAGGCTGCACTTGCCGCCGCCCGGGCACTCATTCCTGAAGGCTGCAAGGCCATAGTCATAAGGACGGCATCTTGACGAAGCAATTGCTGCCTGAGCCAGAACCGGGAACTGTCGGTGCAGGTGTCGAGGACGGAGCCCTTGGGGGGGATGCCTCTTCTGCCGACGAGATCCGCACATCCATAGCTGAGTACCTTCGACGCTCTGGCATTAGGCCAACCGAAATAAAGCTGCTGGGTTTGGGGAGCACCACTGGCGGACCCATGGATAACATCGTGCAAAACGTCTGGGCCTCCCTCGTTATCCTCGCGGCCTCGAAGTTCCTGGCCTTTGTGAAAGGGACCCGAGAGAGGAAGCTCAAACTCGAGCAGAACAAGCAACTCCGGCCCTGCTTCATTCATCTTTGGGATCACAGGGAGGACCGGAGTAACGCGATCGAGTTACTCCGTCTGCTGCCTGGGCTGCACACGCACCTCAACCAAGAATTTCCCAATCGCAACTACACGTTTTCCATTTGGTCGTCACTAGCTAAGCCAAAGCTCAAGCAGGTCCACGTCAAACTTGAAAACTACGATGACTTGGGTCTGACCACCGGAGCCATCATGCGCAGGATGACCAAGCTCTCGGATAGCCCGTTCGTTTTCGTGTCCCTCAAGGACGGCCCGTACTACACGCGCCCGTACACGTTGGCTGCAGTCTAGGAACGAAAGTGAGGCCCCCCCACTCTCGCAAGGAGAGTGGGGGCATTCTGCTATTCGGCGCGGTGCGCTGGTTCGTCGTCATCCCGGATGGCAGGCTGGTTGCCGACCTTTTCAAGGACTGAAGCCCACCAGCGGAGGATCGTGGCGTAGGCGAGCTGCTGCAAGCCATAGAAGGCCAAGAAAGCATTCAGATAATCCTCGATGGTGACCAGCACCAGGCGTCCGCGCAGGACGATGTACACCGCGGCCAGTGCGATGCTCACGAGGATCGGCACGCCGACACGCGCCACCTTGGACCAGGACTCACGCTTGGCCACAGCGATGGCCAGCGGCGAGATGATCGCCAGCGCCGCCGTGACCACGGTAATGAGAAGCTCAGTGTTCTCCATGGCCTAGCCCTCCTTCAGCGCGAGCCGGTCACGGAGAGCGTTGATGAACGCCTCCGCCTGAGCTTCGGGCACCAGCGAGGCCAGCGCTTCCGGAGAAACGTTCTCGCTGATCTCCACCAGCACCTCTCCCTGCCCGAGCTGGTCAGTGCGCGTGTTGGCTGATCCTGAATGACAGCGATCTCCTTGCCATCACGCTTGACCGTGGTGCCCCCCCACCAGATGCGGGTGGGCAGCACAGCGAAAGCTGCACGGTTCTCCGCAAGGCCCACGTTGATCAGCCGCTGGTTCTCGATCACATGCGGAATCAGGCCGGGGGGGTTGTCAGTCCTCCCGCCGTTCTCGTAGGGGGGGCCGAGCAACATGCCGTTGATGTGCGCGATGACGCGATCTGCCTGATCCACGGTGAATCCTTCCGTAATCGTTTCTGCGGGGGGGTGACCGAGCCGTTTGACGCGATCGTGCCGGTTTGCACCAGCATCTCGGGACGCGGGCGCAGCACTCCGAGGAGCGGCCCGTGCCTTTCTGGGAGTAGTGGAGCGTGTAGTAATGCGCCGGCTTTGCGGAGTAGTAGTTGCCATCCACGAACTGCCATGGGTAGCGAAGCCGTCCTGCTGGATGACATCAATTGCTGTCTTGGTCGCGTACCAGGTAATTGCTGTGTGCCCGAACTGGTTGAGTGAGTCGCCGGCGAACACCAGCACGTCGAACTGCTGCGGGATGAAGCCGTGGTAGTAGTCGATGCGCTCCCAGTACTTATCGGGCGCGACGTCGAGCAGCTCGTTCGCCCCGCCGACCCCACCGACGCACTGCTGCCACGGAACATCGAAGATGAACTGCCCAAAGTGGTCCACGGTGTCGACGCACTGATTCCCGAAGCGCCCGTCAGGGTTCAGAGGCTGATCGATGACCGATCCAGCCCAGTTGTAGAGGATGCTCATGGCGTGACTCCCGTAGTTGGAGGGGGTGCGGATCCCGCGCACGTATAGGTGCTGGAGCCGGGTGGGTTGGGGGAGCAGGTGTAAGTGGTGCCGAGAGTGTCCGTGAAGGTGAATGACGTGGGCGAGGCCCCCCCGTCTTTGCCATCCACACCGTTGGTGCCGTTCGTCCCGTTGGCACCAGCCGGGCCTACCGGACCCATGGGACCCATCGGGCCTTGCTCGCCCTGCGGTCCAGGTGGGCCGGGAACTGTGGAGTCGGCACCGTTCAAACCATTCGTTCCATCAGCTCCGGAGGATCCAGCACTGCCAACCGCGCCCGCGTCACCCCGTGTCGCCCTTCGGCCCCGCGGTGCCTGCACGCCTTGGATTCCCTGCGGACCCTGTGACCCCCCCTGCTCACCCTTCGGGCCGGGGATACCCTGCAATCCCTGAACACCTTGCGGGCTTGGCTCGGCTCAGTCGCGGCTTTCTCCAGATTCCGGCACGTCTCGGACGCCGCTGCGGTCTGGTCTGCCGCCTGACAGAGGGTGTCCGTGGCCGCCTGAGCAAGGTCCTTCTTCTCCTGCTCCTGCCCAGCCCCCCCATACTGGGCATTCACAACAGCCAGCCGGTGATTATCCGAAGCCAGCCACGCCGAGAAGACCACCACAGCCAGCAGCACCAACGAAAGCGCCGCCAGAATTATCATCGTCCGCTTGGCGGCACGCCTCGATTTCGCGGCCTCAGCCTGCGCAGCTTCGAGCTCTGGGTCATTCAGTGTCGTCATGGTCATCCTCCGGCCATTCGGCGGGGGTCAGGTTGGATGTCGTTGATCAGCAGCTGCTCCCGCCACCTTCCGGCAGCTGCCTTGATCCGTGAGTTGTAGCGCTTGTTACGGCGCCGTTCCTTGTCGAATGTGTCGGCCTGTTTTTGCAACTGGCCCTCGAGGGTAGCGACCCGGGCTTTCAGGAGTTCTTCCACGGCCACCTCCCGGCGTTCGCGTTTCTTGTCGGCCCGGTCGATGAGTCTCCAAGCGCCGCCGCCGCAGGCCACGAGGCCGCCGACGATGGCAGTGATGAGCGCTGGCTCCACACGTCCGGCCCTCCTGTCGTTGGGTCTGTTAAATGGAGAAGCCCCCCCGCACGCTGGCGGGGCTTAGATGGTCTATTACCCGGGGGCGGGTAAGTGGTCCTCTGTAGGGCTGGATGACTGCTCTGACCTTGTACCATTGCAAAGCTCAGACACTTATCGGGGGGGACGAATGACCAGCAATCGCAAGGCGTGCATATTCTGCGGCTCGACTACTAACAAGATCAGCAAGGAACATGTTTTCCGCAACGCGCTCCGCAAGTACGCACCCAGCGACCTCGGAATGATGTTTGAGAATTTCACAACAGGAGAAAGGCGTGAACTCAAGGACTCCCTGTTCGATCAAACCTTGCGCAAAGTTTGCAAACCTTGCAATGAAGGGTGGATGGAACGCCTGGAGGTTCAAGTCGAACCTGTCCTGGCCGCGCTGATCATGGGGGAGCCAACGTCTCTAACTCAACATGAAGCCCGCGCGCTGGCTCGGTGGGCCGCCAAGACCAACGTAGTTCGGGGCCATACCGGGAGGTCACTAGCCGTACAGCCATCTGCTGCCGCAGAAATTCGAGACTGCGAGGTCCTGCCTAGCGACTGGCATGTCCTAATTTGGCGGTATGCAGAAGCCACAACCACGGATCTGCTTCGGCACTTTGACACAGATATCTACACCGTGGAAGCCCACGGCGGAAATCCGGATACTGTGCATCACGGGAAGGCATGGTCCCAAGAGCACATTCTGGTGCTCGGTCAGGTCATTATCTACTCCAGATTCTCCCGGCAGCCTGAGCATTTTATCGACCACTTAGAAGACAGCTGGGCCGAGGCCTTCGAGATGACTTGCCTTCAACAGTGCGTCCTACCAGAAATAGGAGAGACGGTGTCCAGTGCAGAACTACCTATGCTCAAAGTAGGGGAGCTGTGGAAACTGGCCTCAATTCTCCCACGCGCCTTTGAGCTTCAGACAGGTAAGCGCTGGGACGGCGGGGGGGACCTTTATCCGCGACAGCGATAACCCGGTCGCCCCCTGTGTCGTAACAGACTTGAGAGGGCCGTAGAATAACGTGACTTGTCATTTCACTTTCTGGGGGGGATATTTATGCGCCTGCGCCGCGCCCTGCCTGCTCTCATGCTCGCCGTAGCCGTCACCGCTTCCGCTGGTTGCGCTGCTGAGCCTGCGCCCGTGTCTCAGAAAGTCCAGGAATACTACGACAACAACTCGTCGTTGAGGCCGAGTGTTACCGGCACTCCGACCGCAGCCACTCCAACTGCCGCCGCTCCCGCGAAGTTCGTTGTACCGACCGGTCGCGCCACCCGCGTGCTATTCACCGGTGACTCTCTGACTGGTGGCTTCTTCGCGACATCGAAGGCTAAGGCGTTCCCTGCACTGGTGCAGGAAGCTGTGGGAGAGGTAGAGGTCACCCAGGCTGCTATGGCTCACCAGACGCTGACCACTGTCAGCCGAGTTACTGATGTGCCAGCCGATCTTGACCTGGCCGTGGTGGAACTTGGAACCAATGACGTTTCTGTCCCCCACGCCTATCAAGGACTTTGAAACGCAGTACACCGAATTGCTGGGCAAGATCCAGAAGACCTCTCCCAAGGCCGCCATTGTTTGCGTAAGTACATGGGCTGCTGGCGGACAAGCCTACGACGACGTGATCAGTAAGGCCTGCCAGTCTGTTGCGGGCCGCTATGTGTCCGTCGCTGACGCCAACAAGAATCCCGCTAACCACGGGCCTGCAGGTGTTGAGACTGAGGTTGGCGTCAGCGACACGTTCCACCCCAACGACGCCGGTCACCGCGCAATCGCGGATAGCATCCTCAAGGCTCTGGGGATCTAGCTCGCGGAGGGACCATCTTCGGGCAGCTTTTGCCTGATTTGGATATATCCGCGGCACTGGCCTTGAGGGTTTCCACCTGCGCCTCCAGTTTCTGGTTATGGGCCGTGAGCTGAGCTAGGACGTTGGCCTTCTCGCAAGTGCCGTTTGAAGCTGAGTATTCTGTTCTCCCAGGAGCGCGTTCTGGTTGTACAGATCACTGATGAGGGCAAGGATTACGGTGGGGGTTCATGAAAGTGGTACCTCTCCTGTTCGGACAGTTCCGTCCGCTTGTTTGGCTTTGATCTTGAGCTTGGCCGCGCCGTTGGTGGAGTCGAAGTAGAACGACAACTCACCATTGGTGAGTTGGGCATCGACTGGGGGCGGTTGTCACCTTGGTCATGATTACGCCGTCTTTATCGATGCGTGTTTGGAGTGCACCCCCCCCTGAGTCGCGGAGACTGATCTGATCGCCGGTCTGGGACGCGCCGCGGGTGATGTAGAGCGAGTGTGCGGCGGTGCCGCTGTTGGCAATGTTGACCGCGTTGCTCGCAGTGTTCCCGCATTGCCGAGTGACGAACCGAAGCGCAGTGCGACGAGGCCGGACGCCAGTACCGAGAGTGCACCAGCTGCATTGCCATCTTTGAGCACGGTCAAGATTTCAGCTGTTTGCCCAGGCGCAGCCTTCAGCAAGAGCGACTGGACTGCGATGTCGTTGGACTGAATCTCATGCGGGACTGCGCCAGTGTACTTGCCCAAGGCAAACTCGTACCGTTTGGAAGTCCCATTGGTGTCATACATCGTGAGGTACTGCTGAGTGGCCGCCGGGACGCGCCCGCCAACCAGAAACGTTATGCCCGTGCCTGAAGCTGTGGCCGCAGCTGACAAGACAACTGTGGTGGCGTTCGTGACCGATGCGATGGTGGTCCCGGATGGGATGGTGCCCGAGACGTTCAGAGAGCCTTTGCTGGTGGTCTGCTGAATGGTCGCACCAACGTCGGCGGCCGTGAAGTTGGCTGTAGCCGAGGTGAACGTCGTGGAACCTGACGTTGCCATGCCGTCGCCGTAACCCTCGCCAATCTTGGCGAAGAGCTTCATGCCCTGGTTGCCCTTGAAGATTTCCCCCCCGTTGTACAGGGTGGAGTGGCTGTATCCCACCATGTATTGGAGGATGCTGGATCCGCCGTGCCCTACGCCACGAAAGCCCGCACCTCCGTTCTTGTGCGAGACAAAGAAGCCATCTCCAAGGCCGAGGTCCGTGCCGGCCGCGTAACATCCCGCGAGAGCAAGCGAGTTAGCGCCCATCACGAAGTGGGTCAGGTACCCGGAGGTGCCTTCATGACGGTAATCGAGGGCTCCACTCTTACCGTCACCGACCTGACGAGGTGAAGCGAAGCTTGAGGCGCGAAGGCTGCACGCATGGTGTTTGCCAACGGACCATACGTGGCGTTCAGTACCGTCCTTGTTTCGGACCCGGAAGCACTGATGACAGTGGAGATGGCAGAGTCAACGGGGGGGCTCCCACAAGGGCGGCGGCAGCCTCTGCGGCTGCCTTAGCGGTTTCGGCATCTTCCACAGCATCAGCAAGGGCTGCAGCTGCAGCTTCCGCAGCATCGGCACCTGCTGTTTCCGCCGCGGCCTGCGCGCCGATGGCTGCCGCCTTGGCCTCCTGAGCTTCGGTCTGTGCAGCCAGGGCATCCTCCCGAAGCCCTTGGTAGCTGTTCAGCACAACAGTGAGCCCACCGCCGACGAGCTTCACCTGTGCGGAGCTTGTGACAAACGCCGGGGGGGTGAACGCATCCTGCGAGGAGGTCAGCGGGTTCGCGAGCGGAAGTCCGTTCAGATCCTTCAGGATCAGCGGCACAGCGTTGGTGGCATCATCGGCGTCGTAGACCGTGATCGATGCGTTAGCCGCCCGCAGGAAGGAAACTGAGTCCGCCACCAGCGCGGAGTCGTGTATGTAGTCAGTCATGGGTTCTCCTGTTCAGCCCGTCCGGCGGGTCTGGGTGAGCAATTAGCTGATGCCGCCCTGAGCGATCCAGCAAGCGTTGAGGGACATCCACAGCTCGGCGGGTGCCGTCGTGGCCACGGAGTATGTGAGGGTGCCGTCCGGGTACACATAGCCCATGGCCTGCACCATGTGTGGGGGGGCTGACATGCCAAGGGGGGGGAACGACGTCTTTTTCGCCGGGGCGGCCCAGCCGGGAATCGTCCCGAAGTGGTATTCCTTCTGGTAGATATGCGTCACGGAAGACACGTTGTGTCCGACGCTGCCACTCAGTGAGACCAGCCCTGAGGGGGGGTGCACGGTCCACGTGGGCCCTGCAAACGCGCCGCCGTAGTTCTTGTACGGGGGGGTACCAGTCATGGAGAGGGCGGACGTGACACTATCTACTGCCCAGACCAAGGAACCGTCAGAGGCCGGGGGGGCGTAACGCCAGGCACGGGAACCGACCTGCACACGAGAGCCAGGCACATCGAGGTAACCGAGGCTAAGGAAGTCGTTGGCGAATATCCCGCCAGGGCCAGCGAAGCAGCGCAGGTCTACGGTAGCCGTGGGCTGCGTCTGGCCAGCCGTCCACTGAACCAGCCACAAGGCTGCTCATCCAGAACACCGGGGTTGTGCTCCCGGGTAGGAAGCTCTTTGCTCGCACCACCCGTGATCTTCGTGAACGAGGTTGCGCCTGCCGGTGGCTGCCAATCACGCCGGGCAACGATCATGTCCCAGCGCGTCCCCCCCGATGCAATTGGATCGCACTGGACAGTGGCCACGGAATCACTGGAGTCAAGAACACTGTGCCCGTAACCCACACCGGCGGAGAGGTTCACCGCACGAGCGTGGAAGGGTGGGGCGTCAGCTTCCAGTGCGTGGGGGTCTAGCACGCCGTAGTCCGCGCCGCCGATCCTCGGGAAGAAGTTGGCAGACTGGACCTCATCAATGCTTCCGTCATACCCGATGGAGGTGATGGTCATCTGCTGCTCCTAAAGTCTCTGATGTCCTGCGAATTGCGTTTGATGGCTCGCGCGAAGATGAGGTCTGCCGAGTCGGTGATGTCCCCGACCTTGGGTGTGATGTTCAAGCCCTCGTCACGGGTCCACGACAGCTGGGCTTCGCGGAGAACGTCCGTGATCAGTAGAGATGGCCCGACCCGGAACGGGACTTTATTGCCGACCTTGAGCCCGTTCCTGCCGTAGCGGAACTCCTTTGTTTCGGAGAGCTTCAGGGACAGCCCGGACTTCTCGGAGGTCTCCGCCAGGGTCTCAGCTGCGCGCTGGCCGTAAACGTCCCCGTCTTCGGTGTCTCGGGCGTCCCGGAACACTTCAATGACGTCGCCCCACTCGGTTTCCCGGGAGGCCGCGTTGAATGCTTGGAAGGCCCGTAGTACACCTTCGCCCTTGCCGCCGATTACACCGCGTGAGGCTTGCGGGGGGGCTTCGTTACTCCAGTCCCACTCCGTGACCACGCCTGATGCTTCGGTGAGCTCCTGCTTGTAGAGGCTCGGCTCGAAGACGTCCAGAACCAGCCCTGCGCCTGATTGCTTGATGGTGACGCCGAGGCCGGCGGCCTCCACTGCTGGGAACAGCCGGTCGTAGATTGGGTGGAAGCGGATGCTGGCCGTGATGGTCGCCCCGCGGCCCAAGCTGGGAGCAACCGTGAGCGGACGCCCCAGCCGCGTAACGATGTTCTTCTGAACAATGTCCTTCAGCACCGTCTCAGCCGGGCCTGTCACGGTGTAGTACTCGACGCTCTGCCCGCCAAGCCCAGCCGCGGGGGGGACTGGCCAGCCCAGTGTGTTGTTCAGCAGGCGGAAGTCGTCCTCCACGGTGACCGAGACGGTGCCCTGAAGGTGTGGGCCGTGACCACTACGGATACGGACAGGACCGGAGATGATCTGCTCGCCGTCGTACTCACACGTCAGCCGAGTGCCCGAAGTGTTCAGCAAACCCAGCTTGGCGTTTGCCGTGGACACCGTGATCTCCAGCGACCCAGCCAGGTTGAACCGTGGAGTTGCGTGAACCTCAATGGCATCACCCAACCAGCCTTCCGGTTGAACGCCTTGTCATAGATGGTGAGCTTGAACGGGTTTTTCACCAAGCCCTCCGATACAGGGGGAGTGATCGCAGCCCGGATAATCCCGTCACCGGTCATACTGATGTTGAGGCGACGGTCCTGCCCCGCAGGATGGGCGCGAAGTTTGCCGTCCCAAGGTCCGCGGTACAGTCCACAGGGTTGGACAGGATCTCCGGCGTGGATCCGTTTGCCGGCGTGTAGTTGTACATGACCGCCGTCTGCACAGTCGGGTCAGTGTTCACCACGAGCGCCTTGCCCGCAGGAACCACGAACGGGACTTCAACAACGGAAGTCCCCACGCCCACTGCAGCTGCCGTGGAGTCCCCCGATGATCGTCCACGTCGGCCATGCGTCCACGTCGCCCGGGTTGTTGATCTTGGCGTTGGCATGGTGGAACCGGAGCTGATGTAGAACGGCGGCCCGGGGGGGAAGAAGTCCACAAGCTCCTCGCCCTTCCACACACGGGACACCTCAGGCCCGAACCAGAACGGTGCGTCAGCCATGAGAGACACCCCCATAAGTGGCCCAGCGGCGCTCGAACGGATCATGCTCGAAGGCGTGCCCGTCGTCGTCCTTGAACCTGCAGCGCAAGGACCGCGAGGAACCGCCAGGCGCTGTAATGGTCCAGATGCCGTACTTCTCCGGGTCCATGGTCTTCCAGAACGCACGGTCCAAGTCGATCCAGCCTGAGTGCTTGCGTCCTGGAAGACGCACAGCGGCCAGAACACCCGGCGGGGATCCGCAACAGCGCCACGGAACCACTGCCCTGCCACGGAAGGTGAATTCTGCACCCACTCCGTGAAGGCAGGCATTGCCAGGCCCTCGACGCCGGCGCGGATGAGGCACACCCCCCCACCGGACGGGTCGCTCAGGTCCCAAACGGAACCGTCCCAACCCGTCCAAGTGACGCGCATGCCGAACCACAACGGCGCAGGCGGGGCAGGAGGCATATAGGCGCCGCATAGACGATAGCCATTTAGCCTCCTGCCGCTACTGCACGGAGCTGCGTTACCTGAATGGTCCGCCGCTTCTTCGTTTCCATCTCGGTGACGATGTGTTCCGGGTTGCCGTAGACAGGTCCGTTGAAGTTCACGACCGTGCCGCCGGCGCCAGCAACACCGGCCGCGGTCCTCCGAGCCGGGGGGGAACCCGTGCCCAAATCCGGAACGCTGGGGGGGATGGTCACAAGCTGCTTAGCTGCGGCAGCCACGGACTTCACCTTGTCGAGGATGCCCAAACGGGCGCCCTCACCGACCTGCTGGCCAACCTCAAACCGGAACCGCCGCGACGGTGACTTGATGCCAAGGAAGCCCTTGACACCATCGAGCATTGCCCCGCCGACGTCCTTGATGGCCTGCACGGCGCCGTCGATCATTCCCTTAGCGCCGTTGATGAGGCCTTGGACGATGTTCTTACCGACGTCCACAAGCCACGTGCTAGCACCAGAAAGCGCGCCCATGATCTTGCCTGGTAGGTCATTGAAGAACCCGAGGAACCCGGAAATGAACCCGGACACGCCGTTGGTGATGTTCCTCCACGTGTCAGCGAAGAACGAACCGATGCCACCTAGGACGGAGGAGACGACGTTTCCGACGATGCTCATTCCGGCTTGGATCACAGAGCCGACAATCTGAATGGCTCCGCGCACAACGGCAACGATGGTGTTCCAGATACCGCCGAAGATGTTCTGGATCCCAGACCACACCTGCGACCAGTCGCCGGAGATGATCCCCGTGACCACCTGGATGATGCCTTGCACTATCTGCATCGCCGCTTTGATCACTTCAGCAATCACACCGAAGACCGTCACCACTACAGGCATGAGTGCCTGAATCACCGGATCAGGAGATCCATGATCTGAGTGATCAGCGGAGCGATAGCCGCGATGACCATGCTGAAGATGCTGATCAGCGGAGGCATGATCGAGGTGACCAAGTTGATGATGATCGGCGCGAGCTGAGACACCAGCGTGGTGATCAGCGGAAGCACCGCACCGAGGACCATCGCAATTACCGGCGACAGCATGGTGAACGCGTCACCCAGCATCGAGACGAGACTGACGATGCTCGGCATGATCGCGATGAACACGCCACTCAGTACGCCGATCAGCGTTTGAATCAGAGGCTGAACGGTGGTCAGCGCCGAACCCAACACTCCAGCAAGGGCCATGCCCAGCTGCCCTATCGCAGCAGCCAGCACCGGCAGGACCGGTTCCAACGCCTTGAACAGCAGGCTAATGGGGGGGAGAAGGACTGGAAGAGTCCCAGCACTGTGGGTGCCAGTGCGCCGAACGCCTCGAAGACGGGTCTGACGGCGTTGGCCAGCTGCTCCATGAAGCCCGGGAAGCCTGAAGAAGTTACGTCGCCGTCCGCGGCTTTCCACGCGGCAGCGAAGGCCCGAAAGCCTCCTACTACCTCTTGAGCACCGTCACGGATGCTGAACAGGAAGCTGACAAAGCCGGAGTCTTCCTCGACTTTGAAAGCTTCGCGCAGGTTGGTGGTGAAGTCTCCATTGGCGAAGACATCAATCAGGCCAGTAGCGGCTTTGCCCGTCCATTCGAAGGCCTTGCCGAGACCTCCGGAGAGAAGGTTGATTGCCCCCCCAGTGATGCCGGGCTTCATCTTGTCCAGAGCGCCCATCAAGCCCGAGTTGATCGTGGCCTGAAGGTTGCCGATGGCACCTTCGAAGGTCTTGGTGGACTTCGCAGCCTCCACAGCAACGGGATCGTTGCCGAGCTTCATCAGCGCTTCGTTGAACTCGTCCGCCGTGATCTCACCGGCGGCCATCGCGTCGCGGAAGTTGCCGGTGTAAGCGCCAGCCTCCTCCAAGGACCGCATCAGCGGACCAGCGGCGCCTGGGATGCGTCCGCCATCTGGTTCCAGTTCTCCGTGGTCAGCTTGCCCGCGCCGGCGGTCTGGGTCATGACCATGGCCACTGACTTGAAGGTGTCAGCGTTACCACCAGCAACGGCGTTTAGGTTACCCGCGGCCTTGGTCAGGCCCGTGTAGTCCTTGACACCGTTCGAGGCCAGCTGCGCAATGGTGTTCTGGATCGTCGGAAGGTCAAAGACCGTCTGATCCGCATAATCCTTCGCAGCCTTCGACGCGGCATCGATGGCCGAAGTGTCCAGCCCGGCGAAGTCCATCGTGGCTTTGAACTTGTCCGTAGCGTCACTGGCTCGGGCGCCTCGCCAATGAACCCGGCGAAGGCACCCGTGGTCGCCAGGGCAATTGCCGGGCCGATGAGAGACTTGAAGCCCTTACCGAACCGGCCACCAGAATCCTGGCCAGCCTTGTCTGCAGCGGCCTTGGCTTGGTTGCCCTCTTCGTCACGGCGCTCTTGGCTGCCCCCCCGGAGAGTTTTGATTTCAGGCTCTGCCAGCCGCGGGCGAACCTGCCAGAGGCTTGCTCGCCCGAGGACCCGGCAGCGTCCATGGCCTCAGCCAGCTTGGACTGGGACTGCCGCAGCTGGTCCGATACGGTGATGGTCTTGCCGCTGGCTTCGGTCAGTTTCCGCTTGGCAGTTGCGAGGCGCTCCTCTGCGGCCAGAACACGAGCGCTGCCCTGCTCGCCCTTGGCCCGGGCTTCGTTCAGAGCTGCCTCGGCAACCCGGACCTTGCCGGTTGCGTCCTGCTCCGCGAGGCGGGCAGTAGACAGCGCCTTAGCGCCGGAAGCAATTTGGGCGTTGAGTTTCTTGATCAGCGCTTGGCCGGGATCCCCCCCGGCGCCGACGTTGAAAGCCGAGCTGAAGGTCTTGCCACCCTCGCGGCCAGCTCCAGAGGCCTCGGAATTGACTGAAGAACGGAAACCTCGGAACGTGGGGGAAGATTGCTATCTGCCCGGACCCGACTTCATCAGCCACGTGCAACCCCCCCTTTTATGTAGTTCTGATTTGCCCGAAAGCGCTGTATTGCTTCAGCTGAGCCTCGGCATGGGCGCGTTCCTCAGGGGTGATTTCTTCGGCTGGCTGCTCGGTGGGCCAGGGCCAGTCCGGAATGTAGGGCGGTGTGCCCTTTTCCCGGTACATGTTGACTGCCTGGGCGTGTGAGGCAATGGCCATCATTTCCGCGCGAGTCATCGGGAACGCCCAGCCGTTGAGGGCAGCGAACAGATGAGAGCCCATATCGAGGACGATCTGTTCCGCTAGCTCGACTGCTTCCCAAATCGGCAGGGATCCGCCGATGTCCTCGACGGATACTCCCAGCCGGCGGAAGTCATACGCTATTGCCCCCCCTCGGTGCTCTTCGAGGAGTCCGACGAGCCAACGGATTTTCCCACGCTCACCTGGAACCGCGCCGACAGGGCCTCAGCGTATTCCGCGAGGATCTCTCCAGCCTCGGCAGCCTCCAGATCATCCAGCGCCTTGTTGTCGGCTTCGCTGAAGATCTCCGTCATGAAGAATTCGAACTCTTCGTACTGGGTCTTCTGCTCACCGCCCATGAGCTTGCGGATTGTGCCGAACTTGACGGAAAGCGGGAGGGAAAGTTCGCCGTTCTCTGTTTGGCACTTGAGGGTGTTCTCGACAACTTGGAACTTGGGCTTGGGTGCGGCCTGACGGGGGCATTGTGACTCCTATGGGATGTGACGGGTTTGATGGGTTGGTGCTGTGGTCCCGCGCTCACCCATCGAAAGCGCGGGACCACAGGTTCAGGGGAGCCGTTGAGGCTACGGGGTGGTGGGCAGCGGGATGAGCACTCACCCAGGTGCTGGTTGTCCAGTTCAGGGGGGGACCGGGACACGGAGAAGGTCACTTCGTAGCCGAGGACCTTGCCGCGTTCGGACTTGTCTTCCTTGACGGACTTCACGCCGACGTTCGCGGCCACACGGCGCCGGATGACGCCGTTCTTGAAGATCTCCTCCGCGAACACGACGTACCGGGCGGAGGTGCCGCCGCCGTCGATGGTCATGTAGCCGTTGGCGTCAGCGGTCTTGCCGCGGATGATCGATCGCACGGTCTCGTCCGTCTGGGCGAACTTCACCTTGAGCTCGACGTTCGCGAGGCCAGAAGGGAGCGAGAAGCCGTCCTGCCAGAAGGTGATGGCGTCACCATCGGCCTCCATGGTCCACTCGAAGCCGCCGTCCTCCGTGAGAAGGCCGGGGATCTTGAAGTCCACCGGGAGTACGAAGTCCAGGGCCTTGCCAGCCACGGGAGTGGGGGGGACAGCGGTCCCGAAGGGTGCGAAGCCGATGTGACCGGTTACCGGTACACCAACAGCCTCGACGTCGTTGCCGAAAGAATCAGCAGCCATTATTTGCCTCCAAATAGAAAAACCATCCACAGGCGTGAATGGCTGGTTGATTGGTTTGGGGGGGTGGTGCTATGGGTATGCGTTGCCGACTACGGATAGATCGAAGGTCATGTACCGACGCGGCTGGCCGCCCTCATCGCGCACCTTGAAGGGGCCGTTGGAGCCGCGGACGTTTGCCACTGGGTTATCAAGCTCAGGGCCTGCGCAGTCGCTCATGATCATGTGGACGACGTTGGCCAGGTCAGTGGCCATCTGGTCCGTTTTCCCAAGGACCGTGATGCCGACGCTGGGTTCCTTAGTGATGATGGATGAGTTGGACCCGCTGTCATCTCTGACAACGACGGCTTTCTCTCGGGCGGGGTCCGGGAATCTGTTGCTGACGAACACATTGGCTGTCAGCGATGTCCCGAGCGCCGCCAGCTCGACCCGGATTCTGCCTGTCAGGTACAGCTCCAAGTCAGTGAACAGGACGCGCTTACCCATTCTTTTTCACCTGCTTCAGCGCGCGAGCTAGGTTCCCTGTCCTCGACTCAATGAGCATGGTTTTCCAATCGCTGCCCACCACGAGGGCGACATTCCTGTTCTGGACGGTCTTGACCTCAACATGCAGGCCATTCACGTAGTCACCTTCATCGACAGGGGCTGACGCTTTTGCAATAGCAAGGGCCTTTTCCGCCACGTCCTTCGCCATATTCGTGATTTCTGCTGACTTGCTATCCGCTCGAACCACTTTTGGTTGAATTCAAAGTCAGCCATCAGCCGGCCACCTTCTTGATGCGGAACTCAGCGCCAGGCGCCCAGCCCGTGAGCGGGTTCTTCCAATTGGCGACTTCGCCCTCGACATCCCAGAGCACTGAGCCGTCCCGGATCCGATCGCCTTCGAGGATGTCCTCATCAGGTCCGCAGTAGATGCTCATCTGCGTGATTACTTGGGTGCGGTTGACGTCTGCAACCTCGACGCTGGAGGACGGGGGCGATTGCCACGCCCTCCAGCGTGAGTTGCAGCGGGTCCGACCAGTCGGCCAAGGTGTTCTCTTGCGAGTACGGGTCCAGCACGAGGCGCCGGCGTTCCCTGATGACGGTTTGGCCGTCAGCTAAAGGGAACATCGATGCCTTCTTCCTCCCAGATAGAGCAGCGGGAGAGGTTGCCGAAGCGTACGCTGTCAGGAGCGGCAGTGCGGTACGTGCGAGTGCCGCCACCGCCGGTGACGGAATCCATTTCGTCAAGCTCTCCCTGCAGGAACCACGCCCCCGAGGGAGCTGGCCGGATTCCACCTTGCGGAGAACGGGCCAGCACCCTCGGAGTCGATCATCTGCTTGAGCTTGTCAAGACGCCGTTGCAGGCATCAGCGACAAAGACCAGGAACAGCGGTTCCAAGGCCGAGGTGAGCTTGTCGCCGTACCTGTTGTCCAGAAGGACTTTCAGTCCGGCGAGCCAGCCTCAACTCTTGGGGGGGTTTGCGCCGCGCTTGGTGGTTTGGCGAGCAGAGGCGTCACCTTCGCCAGCGTCAGATCCATTTGCGTCCCCTGCCTCCTTGGCTTCAGCAGCTGCCTTAGCCTCGGCGTCTGCCTGAGCCTTGGCCGCTTCTGCGGCTTCCGCGTCCGCCTTTTCCTTGGCTTCAGCAGCTGCCTTAGCCTCGGCATCGGGGTCTGTCGCCGGTGTCTCTTCCACGGCCTTCCAGCCGTGCTTGGTGTAGAGCTTCTCCAGGTCCTCCCGCACGTTCACGGTCAGGCCGGACTTCTCATGCTTCAGAACAGTCACTGGATGCTCCTTAGGCTGCCGGGGTGATGGCAGCGACAGGCTCAGCTGCCGTGCCATTGGCGGTGAGGACGTTGCCCAGCGCGTAGGCGTAGCGTGCCTTGAAACGCAGAGCAACCATGTCCTTCTCGGCAAGGTTGATGCCGTTGACGGTTGCCTGGTCGAGGAACTTGACCGTGACATCCTGACGGACGCCGATCTTCACGCGGCCAGCGTCAACAACCATGGCGGTGGCCAGAGTGTTGTTCCACGAGCCGTTCTTGGCGTAGCCGGCCTTCAGGCCGAACACGTCATCAGAGCCGAGCGCGTTGGACAGGCCCGGGGGGGTGAACACTGCGCCACCCTGAGAGTCGCGGAGGTTCGCGAGGCGGTAGCGGAGGCCAGAGCCGGACAGCAGGGCAGAGGGCTCGCCACCGGAGTCAGCCACAGCGCCAGCTGCGTTGAGGATCTGACCGCCAAGGTCGCTCGTGCCTGCGGTGGCGCCGATCTGGAAGATGTTGCCAGCAGCCGTAGCGGCGGCGAGCAGGTCCAGATCAGTCCACGTGCTGGGCTTGTTCAGGCCGAACAGCACCGCCTGGTCGAGCTTTTTACCGAGCGCGGCACCGCCGAGCTTGGTCAGGGACTCCAGGAGGTTCTCCGTGGAGTCCTCCAGGACGTCTTCGTGGATCGGGATGATTACGGCGACTTCCTCAACACGAACTTCTTGTTGTCCCAGATCGCCTCGGACGTCGGCTTGGTGCCGGCGGACGTGGAGACGCTCTCAGTAACCCAAGAGGCTTCCGGGAGGCCAGCGAGGACGGCAGGTTGGTGATCTTCGTGCCCAGCGGGACATTTTCGAAGACGGACAGGACGGCCGACTCTGCCGAAGCGGTGGTCAGCAGCGAGCTGCTGTACTCCTCCTGGATCAGAGTGGCGACGTCGGCGCGAGAGATATCGGCCATGGTTTCGCTCCTTCAAGCGTTGAGGCCACCGTGTAGTGGCCGGGATGAATGACTGCGTTGGCTCTATTCGCCGCGGCGTGCAGCGCCCAACTGCCGCAATGCGGCAGCAGCCTTGGACTTGCCAGGCTTGTTGTCGGCGTCAGATTCTTCGCCCTTTACCGGTTTCGGTTTCGTGACGACTTTGGGACCCGTGGTGGTCTTGAGCAGGTAGGGCTTGTCCTTGGCGATCTCATCGAGGCGGGCCTTGATCGCTTTCGCGTCCGGACCGTCGTCGGTGATTTCGACCTTGGAAATGTCCCCGAAGAGCGCGATGGCGTCCTGCGGGTCTGAGAAGCGAGAGTCGCGGCGGTTGCCCGGATGTCGGCGTTCACGATTCGTGTCGTGAACTTGCCGGTGACCTCCTGGGCGCCTTCAGCTCGTGCAGCTTCGATTGCTTTCTGCTGCTCGGTCTTGCTGGACTCCTTGTACTTGTCGTACTCGGCTGCTTTCGACTTCAGGTCGTCGTAATCAGCGGGCTTGGCCCGCTTCAGCCGGTCCTGAATGATCCGGTCAAGGTCAGCTTGGTCGCCGGGGGGGAGTGTAAGTGCTCTCGCCGCCGCCTTCCGCGCCTTCTCCGGTACCTTCAAGGGTGGCTGTGCCTTCTGGGGGGCTGCTCCGGTCATGGTTCCTCCGTAAATCCGTCGATATACCGGCAAAATGAGCAGTTGCCGTCACTGCGTCCCCCGCTATTCGGGTGGGGGGGTTTGTAGTTGCGCGCCGATTGCGCGCATGGTGTCGTCCGTTTTGGCCTGAATCTGGGCCGGGATGGACTGATCACCGTTTTTCCGCGCGAAATCGGCTGCTTCGAGGGCGTCAGCCTTCGACCAGCCCGGAATCATCGCGAAAAGCATCTCCAGAGGGGCGTTGAGCGTCCGGAGCTTCACCATGGAGTCGCTGATTTGAGCCAGTGACCGTGTTGAGGTGTCCTGCCAGTGCATTTGCGCCGAGGAGTCCTGTGCTGCGTCCTCGTAGCCGAGGATTGCCGCCGCAGCGCGCATGTTGAGCTCGTGACCTTCACCCATGACCACCTTGTGGTCATCGATGTTGCGGAAGTAGCCCGATTCTGCGGCTGCGATGCCCTCAGCGGACATGTTCACGATGGCGCCGAGCAGGTAATGCGGCGGGACCTGGCAGACAGCGGACAGGTGCTTGATGTGCGTGTCCACCGCGTTGGCCACTTGGGTGATATTCGCGGCTGCGAAGTCACCGAAGCGCACTTCACCTTCGCCTGATCCATGGAGGAGCGAGTCAATTGCGGGCCGCACCAGCGCGTTACCGTTGCGTCGGTGCCGATCTTCCCGCCGGACTGCCATTTCTGCGGGAACGCGCCGTAGCGCTGGACCATTTGCAGGGTGAACGTGGCGTCAACGATTCGCTTGTAGACGGGGGAACGCCGGCGCTAGCTGCGATTTTGGCAGCCCGTCCATGGCGAACTCGTTGGCGATCATCGAAACCGGTGTAAAGCCGAGGTCATGCGGGGCGATTTCGAGCTTTTGAATGCTTTTCGGTGTTCCCTTGATGACGTAGCGGGCTTCGTCATCGAGGAATTGCCAGCTGTCCTTGGAGATCCGGTGCAGGACGTACTTGGGGGAACTCGTCCCACGGGTCAGCCTTCACTTGGAAGGTCTGCAGGCATGACAGCGGGCGCATGACCACACCGCCGTTGGCGGCGGGGAGGTCCATCATGTAGCTGTAGCCGAGCCCTATCACCTCACGGTGCAGCGCGCCCTGGCGTCCGTCCATGCCGTTCTCTTGCCACGCTTCACGCCACACCCGGTCATCGCTGTAGCCGTCAACGATCAGGCCCTGAGCGATGCAGTCCCGGACGAACTGGAGCCACGGAGTGGACGCCTTCCGGAACATGTCCTTGTACTCAAGGTCCGCGTGGTCCGGCATCCACGTCCGGGCAAGGCCGCCGTCGATGTTCTTCTGAATGAAACGGAGCCGTGCCCATTCCTTGTTGGCCTCGGGAAGGACCTCATCAGTGATGACTTGGGAAAGCTCAACTGCGCTCAGCGCCACGTGATCACCTGATTCCTGTAATGACGCTTCTTCTTTCGCCGGGCTGGATTCGGACTTCTTCACGCCCCAGTGCGCAGGGTGACGGACTGGACCTGCGTGATAGGTTCCCGGGGGGGTCTGACTGGTCCCATGTATGGCCACCAACCAGCGGGCGGGTAGTGGCATTCTTCAGGGACTGGTAGAGGTCATCCTGGCCGCGGTGGACCACGAGCGATTGGTTTATGGACTCGACCATCAGCCCGAACGCGCCAGCGACTTCACCGGCGTTCACAGCCATGTACTTGATGCCAGCTGCTGTCAGGTCAGTGAGGATCGGCGCGCAGTTTTTCTCATCCAGCACCACAAGTACGGGGGGGCCGAGGGAATCTACGAGAGCCTTCAGTGCCGCCGGAACCCAAAGCGTCTGTACGCGGGTGTCCAGCGTTTCCACGAAGATACGATGGCCGGCCCGGGAAGCCGCGGCGATGGTCGCATACCCGCCACCGCGCCCCCCCAGAGCGACAGCCAGCACCGGAAGAGCGCCGAGAGAAGCCGCAGCATCAGCCGAAGCGTTCCACTTGGGCAGCTCGACGTCGTTATGGCTGATTTCCTGCTCCGGACGGCGGTTAGGCCACACGCTGCAGCGCTCACGTGCGAAGTCCTGCTTGTCGAGGCTCTTGTCACGGTCGTACTGCTCTGCGATGGTCTCCGTACGGATGCGGATGTCCTTCGCAGGGTTGGAGTCGGCCCACACCTTCTCGTCGCTCAAATCGAGCAGCTCTGCAAGGTCTGGATCTTCCGAACTCCGGGGGGGACCACTCCATCCATCCTGTTCGGTCCTTCTTCGTGGACCGTCCACGGTCGCGGACACCCTCGAAAACCTCGCTGTCATTCAGGCCCTCTTCCGGAACCGTGCCGGTGTAGAACTCCTGGCGATTCGGGATGGCTGACTGCGTGTATGTCAGCGCGTTCCGGGCCGCGGTGCTCAGCTCCTGCGCCTCGTCATACACAATGACGTCAGCAGAGAAGCCGCGGCCTGAGTTCTTGGACCGGGCTACGAACTTGATGCGGTTGCCGAGGCTCTTCTGCCCCGGAGCCTGCTTCAACAGGATCTCTGCGGTGTTGCCGCGGTACACCTGCTCCACACGCTCGCTCAGCCGGGGGGGACGGACTCAATTACACCGCGCAGACGGTCAAACCCGTCCATGGCTGTCTTGAACTCGTGCGCCGTGTGCAGGATCGACTTACGGCGCTTGTCCGGACGCGGGAAAAGGAACAAATGCGCCAAGTCATAGGCAACAAGAATCTCGCCCTTGCCGTTCTGACGCGCAACGAGCGCTCCGAACTCAGTAGCCGCCCACTCGTTCGCCTCATTGACCGAAAACAGCGCATCGATTACGTACGACTGCCAGTCATCCAAGATGACGCCACAAAGTTTTGCGAACTGGGAAACCTTGGGACCGTGCGTCCCTACGGAATCAGGAAGTTTTTCGATCCGCGGGCGCTGGGAACCCAATAACGTTCGAGGCATCACCGCTGAGGAACTCATCGAACGGGTCAACCTCCTTCACAGTCGCGCCCTCCAGGGCCTCAATCTCCGCGAGCAGCTCAGAATGCCGCTTCGACAGGGGCGCAAGCTTCGCCGGCTCTTCACCTGACACGTGAGCCATGGCCGCTTCAACCAGAGACAATCCCCCCCACTGCAGCCGCTCCACGCGCGTACGGGTCGCCGGTGGAACCTCGGGAGCTTCCCGACGCTCTGCATCGAAGTCCTCCCAGTTCTCAAATTCATCAGGAGGAGTGGCAAGAGCAGTCTTAGTTCTGGCAGGCTGCCCGGACTCGCGAGCATCCTTCTGCTCAGCCACCCGCTCATCCGAAGCGCGCCGACAAGCAGCGTCCACCGGTTCGCCCTTGCGCAGATGCCGCTTGTACGCGCTATAGGAACCGCAGGGAGCAGGGGGGGACGAGGCATCCGGACACCTCCAATCGGTGTGAAGGCCCAATCAGTGTGAGATCTCTGTTTTGGTGCGCAGGAAAAATGCCCGGACCAGGCGGGAGGTGGGCAGAGGGTCAGCCTTGGGGGTGTACCCCCCCGGGGGGTATGGGGTCGGTGCAGTGACAGCACACAGCCGGCAACCATCAGGAATCCCTGACACGCCAGAAGGGAAGGCCGGTCCATGGCAAGGGCTATTAGCATCCCGACGAAGGCGCCTGCAGCAACCGTGTATCCGAAGCGCCTCACTGTTGGCTCTCAGTCGGTGGTTGGTATGCCTGCTTGGCACGGTCAGCCACGCGTTGGATGAGCGCTTGCGTACCCATGGAGATCAGGGTCGCACCGCTGTAGGTCATAACCTCTTCAACCTCTGAGCTAAAGACATCCTCACTGTCTTGGTGCTGCACTGTGATGGTGACTCGCATGCTCGGCTCCTACTGTGCTGGTCTGATGATGGGTGCTGCGCTGTCGCTCTTCTTTGAGTTGCAGCTGCGGTGCATTGGCTTGAGGTCCTGCTTGTACAGGTGACCACCGTTGCTACTGCTTCTGGGTGGTCAGCTGTGAAGGACATGGCGTCTGTCTTGGGGGGGAGTGTGTAGTCGATGGGCTTGCCGCACCATGTGCAGTCCAGGCCTCGACGTTTGAGTGCAGCTTGCTTGCGGCGGTAGGCGCGGTGTCCGCGTCCATCCCTCACTGATCCCATGAGATGGCCACCTCCGTGGTGTGGTGTTGCGTGCGCCCGCAGGAAGTCCCATGACAGGCACATCCGAGGGGTGCCCGGTTCAACCTTCGGTTCGAAGAGATGCCGTTGACGGGCGCACGCTGTGTTGAGGGAACACCTCATTCAGAAGCTATGGAGCTTCCGTGGGCTGACAGGATTCGAACCTGCATCTCTGGAGTGGCCCCAGCCAAACTCCATCGCTCTTCCAATTGAGCTACAGCCCGGGCAGGTTTCGGGGCTGATGCACCTGCCAGCTATCCCAAGTCCGTGGTGCAGCCCCCCCACAGCTCACTGCTACTCACGGAAGCGGACCCCTATGCGTCTCCCCCAAGAGACGACAAAGGCCCGGACTGTACAGGGGGGGGTGACAGTCCGGGCCTCGCTTGCCTGAAAGTAGAGACACTTCCGCGGCGGTACCACTAGTTTAATTCAGATCGGCGTGGATTAAAAGTTAGCGGGTCGGCGTGTTGATGGCGGCGTTGAGGTGGTGCATCTCAGCTCCCACCCATGCTGATCCACAGTTTCCGCACTCCACCCATGCCTCGCCGTTGAAGGCGTGCCCTGTGAGGCAGCGCTTCCACCTGGACTCGTCCTCCTCGAACGCCGTGTAGAACAGCTCCCCCCCACACTGCGGGCAGGGCGCGTCGATCACGAGCGGCTTGGCCGGTTGAAACACCTGCTCGATGGCGGCCACCCACTCCGCGGTGAACTGCTCGGCTTCCTTCCGCGGGCCATCGTTCACTGATGCCACCCGCGCCCATGCCTTCATGGAGTCCTCCAGCGACCCATGCTTGACACCCGGGAAGAACTTGCCGTGCTGGAAGAACACCACGGACTCGATGCGGAGATACAGGTCATAGGCGGACAGGGCCAGTGGTGCCGGCGTGCCGGACCCTCCACCCTGAGACGATCCGCTGATGCCTTTGCACGCTACCCGCAGCTGGTCGAGCAGGGGCGGGGCTTTGACCCATTGCGGGCCGTTGTCCGTGTCGATCTTGTGTGTGGTCTCCATGGTGAGCTGGTCGACGTTGGTTGCGAGGTTCACCATGGCTGTCCTGGGTTGTGGCGGTTGACGGGCGTGGCGCGTGAAGCTTCGGCCCGTATCAGCGCCACTCGCTCCTCATCAGCCTCTTGCCGGCGCTCTTGGAAGTGGCAGCCGCAGGCGCGTCCCTTGGCGCAGCGGTACGGGGGTCCAGCAGCAGGACCGTTTGCAGTTCTTCATGATTCCCCCAGTTCCCATGCAGCCCAGTGCCGTGGTGTTTCGTTGGTGACAATTCGGTAAGTGATTGCTCCTCGGTGGACGGTGGCCAGCACGGGGGGGAGTGCGCTGCAGAGGTGTGCTGCGCGGAGCAGCCTTGCCCGGTCAGCTGGGCCGAGGGCCTTGCCTGCCGTTCCGACCTGGACGAGTGCCAGGCCGTGGGCTTCATGTGCCATTGCAATGTCTGCCGGGCCCTTTGATCCAGCTGCGCGCATGATCAGTTCGAAGCCTTGGGCGATGAGGTGGTCACGGACTTTGTATTCTCGGGCTCGCCCCCGAGGTGGCGGTGCTCAAAATGGTGGCTCCTGCCCGGTTGGGCCGGTGCCCCCCCAGCTGTCGGCGTCGCTGGCCCCCCCGGGAGTTGCCCACTGGTCCTGCTGTGCGGGCTGGCTGCCCCCCCAGTTGTTGCCCGTGTTCGTGTTGCCGCCAAAGCCTCCAGCGCCCTGGCCGCCACCGTTGCGTGATGTGCGGGTTACCTTCGCCGTCGCGCTCCTGAGCGAGGCGCCGATTTCGTCCACTTCAAGCTCAATCACCGTGCGCTTCTCGCCCTGCTTCGTTTCGTAGCTGCGAGATTTCAGTCGGCCTTCCACGATGACGCGCATGCCTTGGTAAGGGACTCGGCCACGTTCTCGGCCATCTCCCGCCACACTGAGGCTCGGAGGAACAGGGTTTCTCCGTCCTTCCATTCATTCGACTGGCGGTCGAACGTCCTGGGCGTAGAAGCGATGGTGAAGTTAGCCACCGCGGATCCGCTCGGGGGTGAAGCGCAGCTCGGGGGTCGTTGGTGAGATTGCCGATGATCGTGATTGTTGTTTCGCCTGCCATGTTCAGGCCGCCTTTCGTTCTGATTTGAGTTCCTCGAGGAGGTCCGGCCGGAAGCCGTACCAGTGCCGTTCATCCACCTTGACCACGGGTGCGCCCATGTAGCCGAGTGCCTTGACTGCCTCCAATGCGGTCAGGTCCTGGCTGATGTCGATGGTTTTGAACGTGAAGCCTTCGCGTTCCAGCCAGTCCTTGGTCAGGGTGCACTGGACACATGAGGGCTTCGAATAGACAGTGATTACCAAGTGACTGCCTCTTTCTGTGGTTGGTCCCAGCCGTAGTACTTGCGCCGGGTTTCGGGGGGGTGGATGTTGTCTGCGGTCCACGGGAACGGGCCGCCGCGCTCCAGACGTTTGGGCCAGTCCGTTTGCTGGTTGCGGTCACCGCGCCAGCGCTGGATGGTCGCGCCGGTGGTGCCGTCAGCCTCGGGGGGCGAGCCCAAAACCGAACTCAGGCCAGCCCATGAGCGCAGCTGAGCCACGAGGGGGACAGGTCGCGAGCCTGCTGGCCGTTGCCCTTGGGGGGAGTGACCCTCCATGACCATCACCAAGCCGCGATCCCGTAATGAGTCCAGCGCGGTGATGAGCGGGGCCGCGTCGTCGTCGTTGTTGATGCCGTTCGGGACCATCTTGTAGATCGGGCCGATGAACAGGACGTCGGGCCGGTTCTTGTCCACCAGGCGGTGGATAGCGCCCAGTGCGGCGTCTTTGGTGATGTCGATCCGGCCTGTGCAGGCAAGGTCGATGTTGGATGGGTCGTTGCTGCCGTACTGGCGAGCTTTAGCTGCCATGCCGCGGACCTCACGGCGCCACTGGCCCTCGGTGTTCTCGACGTCGACCACCTGCACCCGTAGCGGGTCGATGTGGTCAAGGCTGATCGGGTTGATGCCGGCGGCGAACTGGACAGCCATCTGGCGGATCCATGTGGACTTACCGAAGCCCTCGAACCCGGTGATGATCATCCGGTCGCCGCGTTCGAACAGTCCCGGCACCAGCCAGTCATGGTCTTCCTCGGTGGCGAGGACTTCGCCCAGCTTCTTCGAGTCGATGCCCTGCCCCGGGGGGGTGTTGTCCCGGATGCCCTTCAGGTCCTCCATCGCGTCACTGAGCGCCTTGGCCGGCGGCAGCCGTCAGCTGTGGCCTGCTGGATGAGTCGCTGCCCGGCAGACCGGAGCGCCCGCTTCACGGACGCCTCCCGGACCTGCTTGGCGTAAAACTCCACCGTGTGAGCCGATGACGTGCCTCCATCCAGGCAAACACTTCCGTGATCTGCACACCCTGCAAGCCACGCGCCAGCAACTTCAGGAACACAGACCCCCCCGGCTCGATGGGCTCCGGAGTCGGGTGCATCTCCAACATGACCGCGAACGCCTCACCCAGCATGTGGGACTGGAAGTCCAGCGGGTTCACGATTTCCGAGGCGAAGCGCACAGCATCCCGGGACAGGAGGCAGGCGCCAATGACGTAGTGCTCCGGAGTCATGCCGCACCTCCCAGATCCAGCACGCCCTGCGGATCCTCAGGAAGCGCCCGGGGGGGCACTTCCTCAAGGCGCTGATGGATTCCACATGGAGACAGCTCTCCGCAGAATCCACACTTCGGCGTCCAGTCCTTCACATGGGCCACCGGGGGGGCATTGCGATAGATCGGTTCCCGGTGTGCGGTCCGTGACGCGGCCGCCATCAGGTTGATGATCAATTCCAACGGCGCTGGCTCCGGCTGGAGCAACGGAGCCTTGACCTTTGCGCGGAGCCCCCGCGCGGTTTCCACCAAGAGGCCCCAGCCATCAGGGAGCTCGCCTGGCTTCACAATGGCCGCGTCCGGCACTACTAGCCACCAGTGGTGCATGTAGCGCTTGAACGACTTGGCCTTGTCAGGGTCACGCAGCTCTGACAGCCAATCAGAGCGGGACACCTTCACCTCATGCCCATGGAGGGCAAGCGTGGAGTTCCATTTATCCCCCCCGGCCACGAAGTCCGCGATCCGGTTGCCGTAGTAGCTCTCGGCCTTCAGGCGGACGTGCTCAGCACGCACCCAGCGGTCAGCAATGGTGCCCTCACGGACGTCCGTGTACCGATCCGCCAGCAAATTCAGCATGTCGCGTTCAGTGCTCATTGGTTCGCCCACCCATACTGCTGCGGGACCACTGCCAGCGCCGGACGCTGCTCAGGCTCGTCATCCCACCGGCCAGCTGCCAACCAGGTGGAGGCGTGCGGGGGTGAATTGCTGATCCTTGCCAGCGACCTGCATGCGGAGCGTGTCCAGCCCGGACATGATCTGCTCCGGTGTCGCCAGCTTCAGCGCCCGCTCGTAGGCCTTCCTCGCGGCTTCCTTGCCTACCTTGCGCGGGTAGACCCTCCAGAAAGCATCAAAAGCATCCTTCGAAGCCGCAGGTTTTGATGAAGTCTTTTTACTTTCCCTTCCCATCCCTTCCCTTCCTAAGGGGAGAGTGGGTGAGACTTCGGGAGTCTCGGGGGAGCTCAGGCAAACTCACCGGAGTTTCCACGAGTGCAAGCGAGTCCTTCTGAGCACACGCGGGGCAGCGTGTTTTCCACCGAGGATCGATCTTCTGGTGATCCGGGAAACGTTTTACGTGCAGGTAAGTCCTGCCCGCTTCGTCGCTGACCCGTTCGATACGTCCAGCTGTCATGAGTTCGGCAAGGAGCGCATCAATGTCCACGTCATCCATGGGCAGGATCTGCAGTTTCAGCCGGAAGGCATCATCTGCCACGTGCCCGTGGTCGCAGAGCGTGAAGTTCCAGATGCCGATGTAGAGCAGCCTGGCGAATGCTGAGAGGCGGACAATGTTGCCGTCCGTCCAGAACTCAGGCTTGATAGTGCGGATGCGTGACATCAGCGCTTCACCTCCTCAGAGGTGCGCTGCAGGTACGCTGCTTCGATCTCTTGCAAGGTGCCTTGCAAGGCTTGGCCCAAGGTGACGATGCCCTTGGGCAAGGTTGGTGGTGGTACTTCCATCAGGCGACCTCCTCGCCACTAACGCATGAGAATGGTGAGCAGCCGGTTAGGCCAGCGCTCTCCTCGGATGAAAGGCGCTCTTCGTAGTCGGCTACCGCGAGGATGCTGAGGGCATCCGACTGGCGGCCTGCCCACTCATGGAAAGACACCTTGTCGATGGGGGGGCCTGGTCGAGCGGCACCCTGGAACGGTGAAGGAACGCCTGCCCAAGGAGCGGCTGCCCCCTGGGCATTAGCGCGAGCCGACCCAGCACGGATCGCGGCATCAAAGGCAACCGCGTCCTCCCACTCCTCAGGCTCTTATCGCGGAGCTCCCGCCACTGCATATTGGAGTGAAACGGGCACCCAATGCAGGCTGACTTTGGCGTTGCGCCGAAGCCGTGAGCTGTCAGGAGGGCTCGGCATTTCTCCCGATCCATGTCCAACTCCAACAGCGGGTATCGGTTGCGCGAGTACTTGACGTCACCAGTTTTGAGGTTGCCGTCTTGGTCGAGAGCGCGTCCGATCTCATCTGTGCTAATGCCAACCCACTGCTCTGCAAACGCGCCCTTGGGAACGCGGCCCGCCTTGCCGTCCTCCCTAGGCTCAGCGCCGAGGATCTCCCGAGTCTTTTCCTTGATGGGCTTCAGTTTGTATTCGCTGGTGCACTGGCGCCGGGTCATACCATCCCCGCCATCACGGTTCTTGATGAAAAGCGGCATCGAGGCAAAACGGTGGGCAGGATCCAGGGCATCATTCCGGATATTGCCGGAGCTAACCCTGTGGATAGGGATGCCAGCAGGCTCGGCCACCTCGCGTTCGAGGCGGTCAAGGTGCTCGTAAACGGCCGCTGGCTCCCAGCCCGTGTCCGAGAAAATTGCAGCGTCAAGGCGGGGGAAGATCTCCTCGAGCCGCCAAGATCAGCAGCGCCGATGATTGGACTCCCGCTCCGAGTGAAAGGATGCGCTTTGTTGGCGCGGTCATGACTCTGCCCTCCAGTAGGCGCGTTTAGGTTTGGGTGTGGCTGACGCCTCGACTACGACGACATGCCCTGTGCCGCCCGATCCGGGGGATCTTGCTGCTTCGGTGATGTAGCCGCGGGGTTGGCCGTCGATTTTGACTCGATGGCGTTGGGCGACAGCGGGCAGGTCATCGAAGGCGAGCTGCAGCAGCTCCTCGTTCGTGGCGCCCGCTGCGTCGTTGTTGACGATGGGCCAGATGGCCCGGAATGTCTGGGTCTCGGTCGTTGCGGTCACCGTGCCACCTCCAGCGCGGTACGGGAACCGTCGACCTCAAGTCGCCATCGGAACCCTGACCAGTCCTCCAGAGGTGTCATGTCCGGGTGTTCCCCCGATGCCCAGGCGGAACCCGCGGCCTGCTGCTTCGATGGGGGGGTGGGCCTCAACATGACCGTGGCACTGGGTTGTACCAGTGCCACACATCAGAACCAGGTTCGCTGGGCCGTTGACCCATGCTTGCTTGGTGCCTCCCATTCCGCGTGATCTGCGGTGCTGGAGTGAGTACCAGCCGCTGCTGGTGTCGACGTGGCAGCCGCACCATTGGCAGGTGGACTGGTCCCGCTTGATGACTGCCTGGCGGACCTTGGGAGTTGGGCCGCTCATTCGCCTCGCCCCCCCGCGACTTGGTACATGGCGCGGACGCTGGCGCCGATGGACTGGTAAGCGCGCAGCTCCGATTCCAGAGCCTTGGCCAGCCTGTCGGCGTAGCGGTAGGCAGCGTCGGCCACGTCCCGAGCGCCCCGCGTCTCGGCAGTGGCAAGGTCCGCGGCGTACCGCTTCTCATGCGCCGCCCCTTTGTGCTCCATATAGGCGGCCGCGTAGGCCAGATCATGGTTCCGGTCAGCCGTCATGAAGGTGATGTATCGGTCATTGCAGACAGCCGCGGAGTTGGCGATGCGGTTGCTGATGTCCCGGATGCGCTGCTCAATAGCGACGGGGTTGAGTACTTCGTTACTCATAGCGGCTGCCTCCTGCCCCGGATCGTTGGAGGCTGTGCATTCCTCGTCGTGGCTAGTCGCTCGGGGGGGCAGCGCTTGTTGCCGCACTCAGGGCAGACAATCATTCGGTTCACGGGGGTTGTTATTGATCCGGGTCGAGAGGTCAGCAGTCGGATCTGAGGTTGCGATAACCTCGCCCACGCGGCGTGAGCACTCGTAGCAGTCGCAGACTTCGCCTCAGTGGTGATCACGAGGTACTGGCCGATCTGCACCATGTACACCTCACCCCCCCAGAGGGTCTGCGTGGCGTCCGAGACTTTCCCGAGCACGTCAAGTGCTAGGGGGGGCAGCCGGACGGCGAAGACAGGGCTAGCAATTTTCGTATCGGTCATGGTCGGCCGCCGATCTGTGGCAGGTTTGGGTCGAGCTGCAGCGGGATCCCGCCGTCACGCCACGCCTGGACGAGAGACAAGCCCTTGTCCTTGGCCGTGTAGGTGACCGTGAACTTCGTGGGATCACCCGGCAGCCGGTGCTCGACGCCTTCCACCAGCTCGCCCTCATCAGTCACGAATGAATCGCCCGCCAGTTTGCAGTCAGCGGCGATGTGCTCCACAGCGGAGGGCTTCACGCGCACCTCTGTCCAGCCCTCGACGGGCGGGTGCTCCACGGTTTCGATGAGGTCCGGGCGGTACTCGCGGCACCAGTCCAGGAGGGCGCCGTGGTCAGTCACCACAGACTCGGCTTTGGCCTCGGTCAGGGTGATCTGCGCGACTTTGTCGCGTCCGGGTTGAACACGCTGAAGGACTTGTTGCCGGTTTCCTTGTACTGGGCCACGAGATCCTTCAGAGCAGCCTCGCGGCCGATCTTGTTGGCGTCCACGATCACGGAGGTCATCGCGTTCATGACCGCCGTGCGCAGGGTCTTCTCTTTGAAAGTCAGCTCAGGCATTGGTTACCGTCCCCCCCTCGATAGGTGTGCATTCTTGGATTGCCGCGTCTACAGCGGCCATGTAGTGCGGTGGGGCTCCAGCGCGCCCAGCCATCGCCCGCAGTGCGGCCAGCCGATCCGCGTCGCCCTGGGCGTCGATGAGTGACTGCTGCCAGTCCACGCTCGGAGGCTGCTGTTGCGGGGGGGCTGCTGTTGGGCACGCTGCTGCGGAGGCTCGACGTCGTGGTCTTCTTCCGCGATCTTCTTAGCCGCGGCTGCCTCCGACTTGGACCACAGGTAGGTGCCTACACCGAAGCGCATAGCCGCATTGCGGATGAAGTCACCGATGGTTTCCTTGATGGCGTTCGGGCCACTGTTGCGCCCGGGGGGGTCGCCAAAACCGATGCGCGTCACGCCGAGCACGGTCATGCGCGCCCACATCCCGCCATCAGTCAGCAGGGGAGTGCCCGCAGGTGAGAGGCGAACGGTTCCCAGTGCCACAGAGGATCCACAGCGTTCAGCCGGTCAGTGATCCCCCCCGCGTGGCCTACATAGTCCAGATGCATCGAACGGGCATGCCAGCCGCCGCAATAGAACCCGTCAGCCGAGTAGCGAGACCCTTGCTCGCACTTGCCGCGCTCCTCGTCGTTCTTCCGAACCTGCTTGGGCAGCTTCTCGATCTCATCTTGGGCAAACGGTTTAGACAGCAGTGCCAGGCGCTCGTTGTACTCAGTCACTGGCATATGCCGTCCATCAGGCAGCTCCACAAGTTCTACTTCCTTCGCAACCATCAGCGGTCTCCCTTCCGCCAGGCGTCGGCGTCGTCGGTCGCGCGCTGATCGTTAGCGTCCGCAACCGCGTCATGGTCGATGCCCTCGGATTGCTCGAGGAGCCGGTCATGGTTTCGTGCGGGGATGATGGCGAGGCCGGCGAAGATCGCCCCCCCGACAAACACCACGAGGAATGGGCCGTTCAGCATGAGGCCCCCCCTTTGCCCATCGCTCAACGTGGGCCACTGCTTCTTGGAACGTGCCGGGGGGATGAGACTGGGCGTTGCCTGTCGCCGGGTTGATCCGGTCAGCCCACCAGTAGTTCAGTTGCTTGACGATGCGAGGCTTTACGCTCAGTCGCTGGTCGCGGAGCCTCATGCGGCCACCGCCGGAGTCTGATCGGTGCGGGCGTCGATAAAGGCCTGCAGGTCGTCGGCGCGGACACGCCACTTCTGCCTGCTGGTCCCGAGCTCGACGGCGCGGAGAGAACCGTCCTTGATGCGGTCGCGGACCCAATCATCGGACATGCCGAGAAGGTCAGCTGCTGCCTTGGTTGAGTAGAGCCTTACGGCTTCAGTTGGGGGGGTGCCGTTCCCCCCCGACGTTGGTCGGCTGGGTATAGTTGCCATTGAGATTTGCTTTCTTGTCGAGGTCCTCTCCTGGTGCATCAGGAGAGGGCCTTTTTCATATCTGGATCAACGTCTTGTGACGTGTGGAGCCTGCCGCATTTGTCACTCGATGCGCGCGAGAGTCCTCTTTTCGGATGAAGAGTTCGTCTAGGTCCCGCTTGAGCCACTTGCAGATCTGGATAGCCAGGTCTTCCGAGCACTGCTTCATGGTGCCGGTCTCCAGTGCGGAGATCGCGGCCTGACTGCACTGGCAAAGGATGGCCAGCTGGCGCTGGTTGAATCCCTCGCGGATGCGTCGCTCTTTCAGCTTTTCGCGGTTGATGGGTTGCATGTACACCTCCCCTCTGAGTCGTTGCTTTGGCCGGCGGTAGGTGCTGGGCGCCGGTCGAACTGTTCCTTGTCGCAAGTACATGTCTACTCCTCTGGATTGTCTTTGACAAGTAGAGCTTGCCTCAATTCTCATTCACTTGTCAACACGCCGCCGCTGGATGCACTGGGGGGGATAAGGAGAGTAGGCGGTTTACTTGTATCGGAATCTCGTTTCCCGACTTCAACAAGTAGTACAACTGCCGCAAGGATTGAGCCATGGAAAGCACCGAACTCTCGCTGCGTCAGATCGCCCAGATGGCATCTGACAACAACGGAGGCGCTAAGGGCCGCGAACTGGACCGCATCGCCAAGAGCAAGGGCCTGACGCTCTCCTACACGACAGTCAACAAGATCATCGCCGGCACCTACACGTCCCGCCCAGGCATCAAGACAGTTGAAGCCCTAGCGACGCTCGCCGGAGTACCGATGGCCGAGGCATACAACGCCGCAGGCATCGAAGCTCCCCAAGCATCGCTAGCAGAACAACTGCCGCCGGACGCGGACACTCTGACCCCCAGATCAGCGGCGAGTAGTGATCGACCTGACCCGTGTGTTCATCAAGCAGAACCGACTGGTTCACGAACTACGGCAGGAGGTGGTGGAACATGAAGACCGTTCCGCCCCCCCCATTACGCGAACAGGGGAGAGCCCTGTATCCGCAAAGAATCACCTCAAAGCAGTACCCAACTACCGAGAAGCAACCGAAGAAGAGCTGGAACACCTGGCCGCATTCCCGGGAGATCCTGACATCGCACACGATGAGGAACCGCACGGCGACTAGGCCGAGGCTTATTTTGTCAGCCCACTTGTATAGCGTCGGCTGGCATGGGGTACGAACGTCTAGTGGATGAGCTCGGTGTCCGTCTAGTCGATGGATACCCGCCGAATGGCTGGTGGGCCAGTTACGATCACCGAACACACACAATCACTCGCAGGCCTGATCTTGGGTCACTGCAGCGCAGGGTCGCTACCTATCACGAGCTCGGGCATGCGTTTTTCAAGCACGCCGGGTGCGATCCCAAGCAAGAGGTCCAGGCCAGCATCTGGGCATCTCGCCAAATGATCACCGACTCCGCTTCATTGAGGCTGCCCGGATCACGGACGAGCTGCAAGGCATCGCCCACCATCTAGGCGTCATGAAGCGGGACGTGGAGTTCTATCTGCGATCCCTCAGCTACGCCGAAATGGTTGCGATGCGCCACAAGATCGGGTGGGGGGGACACCCATAGGGAAGGGGGGGAACCATGGCCAGAGCTGCAAGGGGGGGAAGGGACCCTCTACAAAACGGACAACGGCTGGCGCGGGTACGTCACCGTGAATGGCGCCAGGAAGTACTTCTCAGCCAAGACCAAGGCCGAGGCATCACAGAAGCGCCGTCAGTTGCTCGCCCAGCGGGATCACGGGGGGGAGCTGTCAGTGGGCAAGGCGCCCACAGTGCTGCAGTGGCTGGAGCACTGGATGAGCATCTCCAAACACAGGCCAACCACGGCGGCCGGATACCGCCACTACATCAAGACCTACATGAAGCCCATCACGCGCTGCGCCTGGACAAGCTCACCATCGAGCACCTCGAAGGCTCTACACCCAAATGGAGAAGGACGGCCTGTCTGGATCCACCAGGCATCAGACGCACTCGATAATCAGGGTCGCCTTGAAGCATGCTGTCCGGCGCGGGCACGTCTTCCGTAATGTCGCCGCGCTGGTCGAGCCCCCCCCATCAGTTGGGCCACGCAAGACTAAGGCTTTGTCCGAAGCTGACTTGCAGGCGCTCTACGCAGCTGTGGCCGGCACACGGTATGAAGCACGCTGGCTGCTGTCCTTGCAGATGGGGGCTACGCCCAGGTGAAGCAACGGGCCTCCAGTGGCAGGACCTCGACTTTGAAACCGGGATCCTGCATGTGCACCATCAGATCCAAGCGGTGGCAGGTAAGGGTGCTGTTCTGGCTGATCTTCCCAAGACTGCATCAGGTGACCGGCGCATCCCTCTACCGACGTACTTGCTCGACATGCTGAAGCGACGCCGCGAGGAGCAGCTGCGCGAGATGGTGGAAGCGGGGGGACAGTTGGAACCCATGGACACCAGACGGCCAGCCCACTGCCATGATCTTCACGCAACTGGACGGGCAGCCTCTCCGCCCGAAGCTGGATCATGACAACTGGCATGCTCTGCTCGCGTCAGCTGGCCTACCGAAGATGCGCCGCTATGTTTCCCGCCACACCGCAGCATCGATGATGATCGCAAACGACGTCGACGTTGCCACCGTGGCCGCCACCCTGGGGCACGCGAACCCGGCATTCACCATGAGCGTCTACACCCACGCCATCGATGAACGGCGGGAGGAGCTGGCGGTGAAGTTGGACCGCCTAGCTGCACCCTATTTTGCACCTTATGTTGCCGGTGGCGACCGTTCTCCAGCGGTCAGCGATTCCACTAATCCCTGACTTATCAAGGGTTGTCGGCCCGCTACGGCGCCCACCGGGGGGGGCGGTGCGTGAAACTCATAATCCTAAGGTCCTCGGTTCAAGTCCGAGTAGCCCTACATTTCACACGGGAGCCGTGGCCGACGATTCATTCTTCGTCGCCCACGGCTCTTTTGCCGGCCGTTTAGCCAATGCCGCTGCCAGTTCGGAGCGTATGCGGGTTTCCTCCCCCCCGCTTCCCGTGGTCGGCAACCGCAGAAGACGGATCTTATGTGCACGGCAGATGGCATCTTTGAGGTCATCCCGGACTTGCTGCGCGGGATTGTTTTCGTGGTAAGCGAAACCGTCAACTTCAATGGCCAGGACGGGCATGTTGGTGACGCGGTTATAGACCACGAAGTCCAGGCTTGCCCGGTTCTGGACAAAAGAAGCCTGTTGGGACGTGAGCATCGCAGGATCGCGAAGCAAATTCTTCAGCAGGACCTGTGGCGCCACAGCTAAGTCGGAGAACAGTTCGTCCTCGAGGATCTCCGACAGGAGGGTCCAGATAATATTCTCCGACGTGTACGTGGAGCTGTTCCGGAGCCGGGCGGCCAAAGGGCGCAGCAGTGCTGAGTATTCTCTGTACAGGAGGTCAAAGACGGACAGGACGTTGCTGTCGAAGACGCCATCCTCCGGATTTCGGTAGCGAATAAAGTGCACCAGGTCTCGAAGGTGTCGGCTTTTCGGCAGCATCTCATTGTTGGTAACAAGCACGAACCGTTTCACTGCGCGGGAGACGGCGACGTTGACGAGGTGCGGGTCATCGACGAAGCTGACGCCTTGGTGACCGCTGTTTGTCTCGTCCAGGACTGTGCTCATGATGATCACGTCCTTCTGCCGCCCTTGGAACTTGTGGACTGTGTCGGCGTGGATCCTGTTGAGCAAGGCCTCGGTTACTTTGTCCACTTGCCGTCGATACGGGGGGGTCACCACGCCGATCTGCTCGTTGCTGATACCTGAGCAGAATTGCCCGAGGACCTCCTTGGCAATAACGTCCGCTTCACGCTGGTTGGTTCGGCCCCCCGCTGTTGTGCTGCCGCATGTGGTTCCCCCTCGGCTGTCCGGACGACCACCAACGGCTGACCGCCCGACCCGCTGGAGGTGTAGGGGACCAGCCTCCCGCCGTAGAACTTCCTGTTGCAGAAGTCGATGATCGCCGGATCGCAGCGGTAATGCTCCCGAAGCATGGTGCGGGGGAAGGTCATCGCCGAACTGATCGATGATTGAGGACAGAATGTTGTGCTTCCTGTAGTCCACACTGGTGGACGGGGCCTTCTTGGAGTTCCTTGATGCTCTCTCATCGGCGATGTGCTGCAGTTGCTGAAGGTCGCCGACCACAATGACGTTCCGGGCGCGGGAGAGTGCCAGGCCAGCGGCGAGCAGATCAACTTGGGAGGCCTCGTCAATGATCAGGTAATCGAGGAGCTGTCCTGTAGGAACACTTCGTCGCAGGGAGTGGCACGTGCTCAGAATTACCGGGTAGTCAGCGGTGAATTCCGCGAAGGTTGACCTGTACGTGGCTTCTGAGTGGACCCGCCTGCGCGTCTGGGCGTAGCGGCTATGGAGAGATGCTTCGAGCGTCTGCCTGGAAGCCAGCCGATGCTCCTCCTCAAGACGTCCATAGTCTTCATTCGCCAGCAGCTGCCCCGCTTGATTGATACGCTCTTCAAGCTCCTTGACCTTGCTGTCATAGTAGGCGCCCTGAAGCCGCAGAACGACGTCAGTGTCGTGGGGGATCAA